CGTATCTCGATCATCAGATTCAACCTGAGTTGCTGTAATCATGCCGGTCTGACCGTCCATGACGAACACGCCTTCGCTGAATCCACACTTTACACCTGCCATGCTCAAGTCGAAGTTAATGTCCTTGATGCGCTGGTCGGTCAGCATCGTGGGCACATGCTCCTTGATTGCTGAGGTATCAGTGTCATTAACGCCGAGGCCGAGGCCCTGCACGAAGCGAGGCAACTTCATTTCATGCTGCTTCGCTGCCTTGATAATCGCCTGTCCAACAAAGGTGATGTGCTTGCTGTCCTCAACCTCGGTGTTTTTGCGACTCACGGCAATGTCAACTGCCTTGAGCTCAGTAATCGCATTGGCGAACACAGACAGGCCCAGCGGGGAGGCAGGGTCTATGGTATTGGCACCGGGAACGCGGAAATATGCAAACAGCGGCTTTTCGAGACCGCTGATCTTGGTTTCTTCCTGCATCTCTGCCCATTCATCGACAGAGTGCAGAGGGACTTCGTTACCAAGTACATATTTCTCACCAGCAGCCAGACGGTTGCGGAATGCCCGGTTCGTGACAACATACAGATCATCGACAAAGCGGTGATACTCCAACCTTGTATAATGATCGCTGCCGTGGGAGATGTGCTCTGCAAAGATCGCACCAATGATTTCGCCGTTACCGTCAATTTTCGTAATCCCGAAATCCTTAGGCAGGATGAAATCCCACGTCTGAGTGTTCCATTTGAGCATCATACCACCCAAACGAGCTGCCTCTGATACCTTCTCAGGCAGTCGCTTGAGAAGATCATCTGCAAGCTCCTGAAGAAAATCAGCTCTTGCCGATCCAGAGATTGCGATGCCCAGATCAAGCGTGATAAGTTTGGCGCGCGTATCAGAAATGTGCTTAGCCATATTCACCGTTTCAACGCCATCCTCCGCACTAAGCCACGGAGGATAGCCAGATGAAATATCATCCCATCGCTGCAGGGCGTTTTCCATCTTGGAGGAATGAATCAGCTCTACGCCGAACACCCTGCCGATTTCTGCACTTACAAACATATTTTTGAACCTCCCCCAAAGGCGGGATAGTAGTTTCATAGTTCACCACCCTCAGACAACCCATTTCAGTTCAGACCGCAGCGCAGTCCGGCAAAAATAGCGGATTTGATCCATGCTGTGATCGTTCTCTTTCACAACAGCATCTTCAACGGATTTTTCGTTCCACGCATAAGTTTCAAATTCCTCAAACGTGGATTTACAGCTATTGTGAAAGAACAGCACGCCAGCGTTCAGGAATTTTGTCACGTCCTGAATGCCGTTGATAACATCGTTATCAGCCCTGACAACAATGAACTCGCCGTACTTCTGGATCGTTTCGATCATGGAGCTCGCTGAGGGGTCGATGATGATATACTCAATCGGGATGTCACCGATCAAGTCCGTCAGCATCTTGTAATAGGCCTCATTGTCAACGCGGTTTTCGCTGCCGCCGCGATAATAGAGCTCGCGCACCATGACTGCCCGTTGCTTTACGGGATCAAAGTCATACAGTCCAGCGGCGAAAGGATTGACCGTACCATAGTCAACCGCAACATAATAGCGGTGATTTGGTTTGTATCTAAAAACACCTCTGACTCTGTGAATATCGCGGTTAAACATCGGATATACGAGGCCTTCCGCTTTTACCCACAAGCCGAGGATGTACCGGCGATAGAATACGCCGGAATACATGTTTTCGTATCTCTCTCGAATTTTGGCCGACAAACTCAAATTATCGGCCATAGTGAAATGCAAGTGCAGCACGTTACGCTCCCTGCATTTCTTGATCCACTCCACGTTGAACCAGTGATTAGGATTCTCAGGGTTACAGTTGAACCAGAACTTCGAGCCATCTACAGAACAGCGGCCCAAAGCCTGCTCAACAAAGGACCGGGGCATAAGCGCCACCTCGTCGAACAGAACACCTGCAAGCGTAATGCCCTGTACGAGCTTAGCGCTCGATTCATCCTTGCCGCCAAACAGGTAATAAACGTTGGTCACGCCGTTTGCTGAAATAATCAGCATGTTCTCACTGCGCTTTTCTGTGACAGAATAAAGCCCTTCTACCCATGTCGGGAGAAGGGTAATTACATTACGGCGCAGTGATTCGATGGTCTTGCCACAGATTGCAAATACCTGTCCGTTAAAGCTGCTCATGCTCCACATGATGAATCCAACCGTCATAGCAACGGTTTTGCCGGAGCGGATCGAACCATCGCAGATGATACCTTCGCAGTCCTTATACTTCTTCCTGATCCACCATGTCAGGGTCAGGTTCTGCCGTTTGCTGAAGTTCTGGTATATCATCCGTGTTCACATCCTTTTCGGCGCACTGCATCAGCGCCTCCAGCAGATTGTTTTCCTTGCCTCCGGCAGTGACGCCGCCTTCACCCAGCAGCTCCAACACCTTCTCAAAGGCATAAACATTGCCAGCCTGCGCCATTTGGCCGATGGACACTACCATGAGCATTTTATTGGTCAGATCATCATTTTCGACACCCAACCGCTTGAGTCGGTTCTTGCGTCGCCCATCAGTGATGGGCAGATCGCAAAACTGCTGCATGAGCTCAGCGGCGGCTTTCTGCTGCCGTCTTCGCTCAGCTGTAACTTTGCCGCCCTTAGACTGAATCGCACGGGCTTCTTCCGGGGAACGCTGGTTCAGCGGAATCAAATGCTTATCCTGCGGCCTGCTCATTGCCGCCACCTCCCTTCATACAAAAATACCCTCCACCTTGTTTCAGGTGGAGGGCTGAAGTACAGATCGTTACTTGCTTGCCTTCTTCTTTGCCGGTGCCTTCTTAGCAGCGGTCTTCTTCGTCGGAGCCTTCTTGTCAGGATAGCAGGAGTTCAACTGCTGATACAGAGATTCTGCCTGATCCTTCGTGAGGCTCCGCAGCTTCTTGTTGATGTCCTTGGGGTTACGTTCTGCCATTATCGGCACCTCCTTAATAGCGCTTGCGAGTCATAGTCAAAACAGAACGATCCAGCACCGTGAAATAGGTTTCTCCGCTGAAAGTCTGCTTATAGGTGATAACATTATAGCCCTGAGTTAGAGCAAACTGGCTCAAACTGTTCTTCCAGTGCGAACCACGCTGCTTTGCAAAACCGAGGGCCTTACGGGTCTGAGGATGAGTCTTGACAAAGTTATCATACAGCTTTTTCAGATTTGCCTCAGAGATCGTTTTAGCTTTACTGTTGAGCACAGCACCCACGGTTCGGGCCGTGCTATCACCGTAGGCCTTAGAACCGCTCAGGTCATTGGAGAAATAAAGGCCGTCGCCATGCACGCCGTTGCCCATATACGTAGTATCGCCATCTGTAATCATATCACAGATGTCGTCAGCAGTCAATTTCACGCCGCCTATAGAGGTGTCATTAACAGTGCGGTAAATGACGGGCATAGCGCTGCCAAAGGGAGCATTGACGGTCATGTCGTCAAATTCCTTCTGAGAAACGATCTCAGGGGTATCGTTCATACCCAGAGCATACACCATCTTTTGCAGATGGTGCGTATTCAAGAAATCCGGCACATCCGTCTTATCAACGTCAATCAGGAAATCATGCAGCTGCTTATCGTCCATCTTCTGCACATCATCCAGCGTAAAGCCCGAAGGCGTGCCGGTTGGTGCGGGAATGGATTGCGGTGCTGCAAAATTTGATCCTGCACCACGTCCACCCATGTCAGCGGCCTCCCTTCTTCTTGGGAGTCTTCTTCGCCGCCGGGGTCTTCTTGGGAGTAGACAACAGCGTTACGCTTTTCCCGGTTGCCACAAAACGCTCCTCTCCGGGAACGTCCTTTTTCTTAGTATTCGCCACGGTTTCGCACCTCCTTACTTATCAACGATTTCCACATCAACAACAACACGCGGGAGCCTGCCACCCAAACGCGGGTTGGCATAGGTTCCATCAAAATGCGCTCCCGTCGCTTTGAAAATCACACCTCGACCCAGAATGACCTCGGCCTGCTTCTGGTTGCCCAGTACACATTTCGTGCCGGAAGGCGTTTTGATGTTGATGTACACCTCGCGTCCGCCGGACTGCGCGCCGCTGATAAAGGGATTTTTCTTTGCATCGTAGGCAGCGGAAACGAACTTCTTTTCCTGATACTTGACACCCTGAACAGCCGCATTAAGCTGTGCATCCGTCATATTCTGGTAGTTCTTCACACCCAGAGCTTCGAGGAAATCCTTGTGCGCTGCACGAATGAGCACAGTATCCTTGCCGATAGGGTGCATCGCTGCGTCAAGGCGCTGCGCGATATACTGTTCATTAGCATTAAGGGGCTGTCCGTTCTCAAGCGCATGGTTGAGGTTCTGAGAAACAGAAAAGCCGTTGGCCGTCTGATCCTCTCGGATATACTGATTGATTGCAATGCGCGTATTGATGTCATATCGGCTCTGTGCCTGAGCCATGTCGCTTACGTCCTTCTGCGTCAGCTGAACGTAATTCCTCGGGACAGGCGCAACGGGGCTTGCCGGTTGCTGCACTGCCTGCTGCGCAGCAGTGATACCGCTGCTGCTTCCTCTGCCGCCCATTACTCCACATCCTTTCTGGGCCGGTCGTAGGCTCTGAGCCTATCTTGAAATGTCGTGATTCTGATAATCTCGCCGCTGCTTTCCAAATCATCGGGAACAGCGCCGCAAAACAGGATTTGGCTTGGGCGGAGGCGTTTTATCATCTCACTGTATCCTTGTCGGAACAGTTCAGCCGTGCGTTTACTCATCTGCGTACCCACCGAGGATACAGCCACAGCACCGCCCACAGGCTCGCCGTCAAAGCACCACTCAAAGCTGCTCTCATCGCTCCAGCTGATTGTGGGCACGACGGTAACACCATGCTCCTGCCAGTACGCGCCGAGCCAATGCTTGCGATAGTGGTTATACACCTGCACTGCTTTCGGAAAGTCGGTATAAGTGGAAAAATCAGGCGTTGCCACACAGGCAAAACGGCCCAGCATGTTCAGGTAATTGTCAGGGTTTGTCCACAGCCGGATAAACTGATAATCGTCCACAAAGAAGTGAACACCGTGGGCCTCCGGCTCATCACACCCGCGCGCATAATTGAAGCCGATGAACTCCGGGATCGTGTCCAGTGTGACAGGCTCCAACGCGGGAATGTCATAC